CCATGCTCTGAGGCTTGATACCGGTGCCGATGGCGTTCGCCACGAAGGCTTCGATGCCAGCGGCGGCCCAGGCGTTACGGCGCACCAGGTCACGGCTTTTGGCGCGCAGTTCGTCTTGGGCCAGTGAGAGCGCCGCGACAGCACCCGGGTTGCTGGGCATCCAGGCTAGGGCGCGGCGACCACCGCCGGTGCCGTCATAGACGGGCGTACCGCCAAACATGCGGCGACGCAGATTCTTAAGCCACGCCATCAGAGTGCCTTGCGGGTAGTGACGCGGATCTGACGCGACTTCTGCCGGCCCAATTCCCGCGCAAGAGTGGCTTCGACTTCAGCAATCGCAGCCTTGAGATCGGCCACGCTGCGGTATTCGATGCTCTTGCCCTCGTAGGTCACGCGGTGCTCGCCGCTGGCCAGGGCTTCGCGCAAGGCCTGCAGGTGTTCTGGTGTGTAGGTCATGTTCAGGTCATCCATCGGCTTCTCACCACGCGACGCGGGTTGGGTTTGGCACTGCCAGAAGTAACGAGGCCACCGTCGAACTGCTGTTCTCGAGTGGCCTCGGGGGTTGTGATTTGTTTGGCAACGACTGGTGGGTCGGTGCCGAGTTGTTTTTCCAATTCGAGCCAGTGCCGGTCTTCAAACCGATCCAAGCCTGCTGCCGCCGCGGCCGCGCGGGCGTAGACGTAGCAGTCGAGCGCCTCGTTGCGCTCGCGCATCTTTTGCCATTCGCGGTGGGCAAAGCCGTTGCGGTCTCGCCGGGTGATCAGCTGCTCGGCACAGAGCTGTTGCAGGTATTCGGCATCGACCTTGGGCAGGTGCACGAAGCCGGCCGGGTAGATCGGCGTGATGCCGTCGTCAGCCACCTCTGCGCTTTTGCGCAGGTTGTTGTAGAACTCCAGCTTGGCAATGCCACCCGCCACCGGGAACACTTTGATACCCCGGCGCAGCTTCTTGCCGCTGGCGGTGGCATCCACCGCCGTGGGCGTGCCGATCAGCGCCGCACCGCCGGCAATGCCCTTGATTGGCATGAGCCGGGTATCGCGCACACTGCGCACGAAGGCGTAGGCCTCCTGGGTGGCGTAGCCAGTATCTAGCGCGATGCGCGCCAGGCTCAACTGGCAGCCACTGCTGTGGGTCCAGGTTTCAGAGAGCACCTTGGCCAGTGCGGACCAGACTTCTGCTCTGGCCGTGTCGCCCATCAGCACGCGGTGCTCGACAAGCCAAGATTCCTTCCCGCGCCCGAAGGCCCAGAGCGAGACCTCGATGCGATCCTTCTGCACGTCGGCACCAGCAGTCAGCAGCAAGCCGCCCGCGGGCACCGAGCCAATACGGTAGTCCTCACGCCTCTCCAGCAGACGTTGCCAATCCGGTGCCTCGCCCTCTTCGACCCAAGTCTCACCCAGTTCGGTGTTCTTGAAGGTCTTGATGGCCGAGGCCGATCGGGTGTCGGACATGGCCGCCACTTCCCAGGCCCGGGCAATGTCTGCCCAGCTGCGCCAACCGACCGGGCTGTACAAGGATGACAGATGAAACCCAGCGGTACGTCCGGCGTTTTCTGGGGCACAGGCTTGCCACTGGCCGTTGTCCAGCATCCAGGTTTTGTGATGCTCGGCAATCGGCTGGCTGCAGGATTCGCAGATGTAGGCCGCCGTTTCCGGCTGGCCGCGCTCCCAGCGTAGCTGTTCAAACCGCAACCACTGCCAGTGGTCGCAGTGCGGACATGGCACGAAGTAACGGCGCTGATCCGAGGCTTCGAATTCACGATCGACGGCACTGGCTCCCGCAATGGTCGGGGTCGAGACGATCAGGATCTTGCGTCGGGCAAAGGTGCGCGTGCGCGCCTCGGCCAGCGAGATCGCATCGCCTTCGCCTTCGACATCCAGCGGGTAGCCATCGACCTCGTCCAGGAACAGGTAGCGCACCGGCATGGAACGAAGGCCCACCGCGCTGTTGGCACCGGTCATCACCAGCACGCCACCGTGAAACTCCTTGGCCAGGATGGTGTTGCCCGAGTCGCGGCTGCGCGCCGGGGCAATCCGCTCCTGGATGGCGGGGCTCTCTTCGATCAGCGCGTCGATGCGCTGCTTCGACGCCCGTTTGGCCATCTCGACCGTGGGCCACACCGCCATCATGGGACCCGGCGCATGGTGAATGACGTAGCCGACCCAGTTCAGCCCTAATTCCGTGCCGCCCACCTGCGCACCTTTCATGAACACGACGCGCTCGATCGGTGACATGGGGGACAAGCAATCCATGATCTCGCGCAGGTAGGGCGTGCGGTTGGTGCGCCAGCGCCCCGGTTCTGAGGCCGCCTTGCTGGACAGCACCCGGTGTTTGTCGGCCCATTCGGACACGGTCAGCAGCGGATCGGGCGTCAGGCCTTCGCGCCAGGCGCGCTCAACGGCATCCCATCCTTCGTAGAAGAAATCGTTGTTACCGTCCTTCATCAATCCACTCTTCAGTCCACTTTCGGCTGCACATCGCCCAGGTCTTGCAACTGCTCGCGCACGGCAGCGTCGAGTGCCACGTGCAAGGCATGCGGTTCCACACCCAATCCAGCGGCCATCTGCGCGGAGATACGTGCCGGCCAGTTGAGCCAGGCATCGCGTTCGGCCCGTGCCAGCTTGAACACGTGAGCCACGGCCTGCGCCCGGTCGACCAACTCACCTTTGAGTTGCGCCAGGCGCACCTTGTTGGTTTGCGCCTTGACCACTTCGTTGACGGTGCGGGCCTGCAGCAGTGAGGTGCCACCAGAGGACAGCGCTGTTGTTGGTGGCTCTGGCGCGTCTCGCACCACCTTTGCGGAAGCCCGCGGAATCTCACGGGCTGGGGCGGAAACCTGCGGAGCCGGTTTGTCACTGGCGACATCTGCCACCGACCGTCGGGTCGGCGTGGTGTTGGCCGCCCACTGGGCATCGGCCACCACCGGATCGATGGTGCCGTCTGGCAGTGGCGTGATGCGCCCCGTGTCGATGGCCTTCTTGACGGCCACGTGCGACACGCCTCGGTGGCGCGCGTAGGCGCGAATGGACAGTCCCATGTGTAGTTCAACTCAGTGCAAGTGGGTGGCCTCCTGGATGCGATTGGTCATGCAAAGGCGAGTGAATCACCCGGGATTAGATAAGCCTTGGCTTCTGGCTCGAACAGCGCGTCAATGGCATCGTCATCAACCCACCGGAGGCTCCAAATGCCCAAGACACGCAACACCACCACAGCACCCGCCAACCTTTCTGCCGATGAGATCGTCCTGCTGCTCGAATCGATTGCCTTGGACCACTTGTTCATCGAAACGCTGGTCACCCAGCACAGTGACCGCCTGGATTTCCACGACGTCAGCGTCTGGGGCGTGAAGTCCGCCCTGCAGGCCGCGTTTGACGCCGGGCTGCGCGCAGCGGGTAGCAACACGCCCAAGCAACCCATGCACCGCGCCCGCAAAGCGAATGCGGTCAACACTGCGGCCCTGCACGCCTGAGGCAGCCATGGCCACGATACTCAACCCCAACCAGCAGGCCATCCTGCAACACGCCGTACAAAACACCGGCGGCAAGATCGCCTGGTTCCCCGAGCACATCAAAGGTGGCGCCCGCGCCAAGGTGCTCGAGGGCTTGTTCAAACGTGCCCTAATCACACCCGATGGCGACGACTGGATGGTGGCCGCAGAGGGCTACGACGCCTTGGGCTTACCACGCCCGACAGCCTTGCCACCGACCATCACACCGGACGACCCGGAACTTGAATCGGCGGTGATCACGGCCGAGGCCAGTTGGCAAACCGCAAAGGACAAGCCGCACCGCTCACGCCCTGACAGCAAGCAGGCCTTGGTAATCGAGATGCTCAAACGCCCCGAAGGCGCCACGATCGCGCAGATCATGGAGGCCACTCAGTGGCAACAGCACACATGCCGTGGGACGTTGGCAGGCACACTCAAGAAACGCCTGGGGCTGACCATCACATCAGCCAAGGAGGCCGGTGGTCAGCGCGTTTACCGCATCGAGTCCGCGTCCGCAGGCACCGCTACCGCTATCAATTCGGAGGCTGCATGAACGCCCGCCCCAACTTGGCGCGCCTCGATGAACTCGGGCAGCGCCTGGCCGACCAGGCGTTTCGCACCCTGATCAGCCTGTGCCCCGAAATCCGCAGCGCCAGCCCGGCGCGCCAGGAGGCGGTGTGTGCCGCGATGCGGGCCAAGGTGGTACCAAGCATCGACAGCCTGCTGGAAGACGCGCGGTTGGCGCCCTGTTTGGCCGAAGCGGCGTTTCACAACGCCGTGCTCACCCTGGCACTGGCGGGCGTCGAAGCCTTGCAAGCCAATGCCGCGAGCCCCATGTACCCATCCAACAGCCCAAACACAACACAAACCAGAAAGGCCCATCATGCCCAGCATGTCCATCACCATTGAACGCATCCCCTTAACCCTCCAGTGGGAGGGCCAGGAGATTCAGGTTGAGCAGCTCGGCATCCGGCTGCCCTTTGCGCGCAAGCCCGAGAACCTCAAGGACATGAGCGCCAGCGGCGACTACATCGTCTACGTCACCGAGACCCAGACCATGACGCCTGAGGAGTTCGATGGCTTTGCCGCCAACCTGCTGGTCTCGCGCGACTGGCTGGCCGGCAAGGGTGGTTATGTTGGCCAGGGACGTTTGTGCGTGGAAGTTCACGCACCCGGACGCCCGTACCTCTATGTCGACCCGTCTGGCGGCGACTACGCCCGCTACGCGGCCCGGCTGGGTTAGTGGCTCTGCCGCCACGCTGTTGATCTTCTTGCATCAAAGCCTTGGCTTTGCATCGCAGCAGCGCGTCAATGGGGTCATCGCCCAACGATTGAAGGAGCCCCACCATGACCCTCGACCTCGACACCCTCATGCGCCAGATGACCGAACAAAAGGCCAAAGACGCCTTGCTCACCGCCCGGTCCACCCTGGAGCGCAGCCTGCGCGAGTTGGACCATTACATCGAGCGACTCGACACGGCCGAGACGCCGCACGACAAATCACAGGTAATGAACTGGGCGCTCAACGCCCTGGCCTGCAACATCACGCCCAACCTGCGCCTGGACCTGATCGCCAACGCACAGGCCGAACTGGCCAGCGTCGCGAAATGATCACGCTCTCGAAAAATGATCGAGAAAGCCTTGGCTTCCATGCCCTACAGCGCGTCAATGGAGTCATCGCCCACACAGACACGGAGCCGACGATGACCACCACCCAGCAAGCAAAAATCCCCGCAACGCAAAATGAGTCGTGGGGCCTATTTGGGACCCTCGGCGAGCACGCCGAAGCCGCCTGGCCGATCGCGATGACGGCGATTTCGGACGCCACCAACCAACCTCTCGACTCGGTCCGCGCATTCCTGGACAGCCGCCATGGCCACCACTTTGCCGACGATGTGCTCAACGGCCTGCACGTCGGATCGGACCTGCCTGATGCGATCCACGCCGCCACCCAACGCTGGATGGGCTGGACCATCGGCCGCCTGACCAGCAAGCAGCACGGGATTCCCAAAGGTCTGCCCTACCTGACGGGCTTTGTGATTCACTGCGAGATCGTCGAAGAGGCCCTGGCCGACTGACGCACCCGTAGGGCTTCAAAGCTCCGGCGCAGCGCGTAGCTGCGCACGATCGAGACGGCCGTGAAGATCAAGCCGATCAGCAGGTTCTCAGTGACGGTCACGGCCAAGCCGAACAACGGGAACACCGCCATCTGCGTGACCACCGCCACAACATAACCCACCAGCACATTGGCGAGCGACTCCACCATGGACATCAGGCGCGACTGCTTCATGCGTCGGCCTCCGCTGCATCAGTCGTGACAGGCACACCTGCCAAAGCCGCCAAGTCGTTGAACTTGACCGCGTCAAGTTCCCGGTAGGCTTCTTGCCCGCTCCAGTCCTGCCAACGGCGCACGATCACATCCACGTATTTGGGATCGAGTTCGATCAGCCAACCGATGCGGCCGGTTTTTTCTGCGGCGATGAGGGTGGTGCCGGATCCGCCAAACGGATCGAGCACGATGTCACCCGGTCGGCTGGAGTTACGGATGGCCCTCTCGACCAACTCCACCGGCTTCATGGTGGGGTGGAGGTCGTTCTTCTGCGGCTTCTTGATGTTCCACACATCGCCCTGGTCGCGGTCACCGCACCAGTGGCGGTTCTGGCCTTCGGGCCAGCCGTAAAGGATAGGCTCGTACTGGCGCTGGTAGTCGGCGCGGCCGAGCGTGAAGGTATTCTTGGCCCAAATGATGAAGGTGGACCACTTGCCACCGGCGGCGCGAAAAGCCTGCTGCAGCGTGTCCAGTTCACTGGACGACATGGCGATGTAGGTCGCCCCGGCGCAGCGCTCCAGCATTGGCGTCAATGCGGCCAGCAGGAAGTCGTAAAAACCATCGCCCAGGTTGTCGTTCAGGATCGGACGGTCCTTGCCACGCATCTTGTCGCGGGCAGAGTTGGCATAGTCCACGTTGTACGGTGGATCGGTGAACACCATGTCGGCCCGGGCGTCGGCCATCAGCAGCTCGTAGCTCTTGGGGTCCGTGGCGTCCCCACACACCAGCCGGTGATTGCCCAGCTCCCAGACATCGCCGGGACGGGAGATGGGAGTGGCCGACACTTCGGGCACCGCATCGTCATCCGTCTGGCCATCGACCGTGGTCTCCTCGCCCGCCATGATCTCGGCCAGGGCGTCGGCATCGAAGCCGGTGATGTCCAGGTTGAAGCCATCTTCCTGCAGCGACTGCAATTCGATGCGCAGCATGGTGTCGTCCCACCCAGCGTTCTCGGCGATGCGGTTGTCCGCAATGATGAGCGCTCGGCGCTGGGTGGGCGTCAGGTGATCGAGCACGACCACGGGCACGGTGTCCAGGCCCAGCTTTTGCGCAGCGGCCAACCGTCCGTGACCGGCGACGATCACGCCATCAGACCCCGCCAGGATCGGATTGGTGAACCCGAACTCGACGATGGAGGCCGCAATCTGCGCCACCTGCTCTTCGGAGTGGGTGCGGGCATTGCGGGCGTAGGGCACGAGCTTGGCAGTCGGCCAGCGTTCGATGTGGGTAGAGAGCCAGGGTTCAGACATGGACCAGCCCCGCTTCGTAGATGGTCTTGCCCTGCGCCAGCTTGGCCGTGAGCAACTGGGTGCGCTCATTCGAGATCGCCACTGCCAGATGGGTCCACCGTCCGAACTCGTGAATGATCTGCACGCAGGGCAGCTTCAACTGGTGGGCGGCCTGGCATACGAGCAACGGCGTCATACCTGGCACGATGAGGTCAGCCGCACGCCCTTGCATGTGGTGGCTGGTGGGACTACCGCCAATGGCGCGGTTCAGCGCTGGCGAGCGGTAGCCGGAGGTGATCACCACCGGGCGTTTGAGGTGCACGCGCAGCGGCTGCAGTACCGACTGACACAGCCGACGCAAGTTCTCGATGACCTCGGGTGTGGGCTCGTTAGCAATGCCACGGCGAGCCGCCGTTTCTGAGACCAGAAACTCGGCCAGTTCGAAATGTTCAGACAGTTGCATGTTCGCTCTCTTGTCGATGCTCGGCTTTGCGTTGTTGAGCAACAACCTCAAAGGGTTCTCCGGTGGCGGCCAGGGTGACCGGCACGCCAGGGAAGTTTTGTTGGAAACGGAGCAGCGCCACGTCGACGTACTCGGGTGCGATCTCCACCGCGCGGCCAATACGCCCTGTCCGCTGGGCGGCCATCAGCGTGGTGCCGCTGCCGCCAAAAGGCTCGAAGACGATCACGCCTTCATCGGTGTACGCCTCAATGACCTGCACCGGCAGCGTCACCGGAAAGACGGCCGGGTGATCGATGTCCTTGCCGATCTTTCCCTTGTGGCGCATGACCCGAATGACGGAGTCAGGAATCCTGTGGTCCTGCGTCGGTTGACCGGCAGCGGTCCAGCCGTTGACCTGGCCGTCCTTGCCACGCATGGCGGTCGAGGATCCATCGGCACGCAGGTGGGTCTCCTGGCCGGCAAACTTGCAGGGCACGGTCTTATTGGGTTTGCGCGTGTGCCGGTTGAAATGGAAGATGAATTCGAAGCTCGGCGCCAGACGCCCCTGCCAGTCGCCAGGCATGCCTGGCCCCTGGTCCCAGACGTACCAGGCAAACCGTCGCCAGCCTTGGCTGCGCATCCAGTCGAGCCATGCGTTCCAATACGGGATGAACTCGTTGTCGCGGTGGATCAGGCCGAGGTTGACCAGCACCTGGCCATCGGCGGCCATGGGTACTTGCGCGAACACGCCGCGCATCAGGCCATCCCAGTCGGCGATGCCGCCGGAGGTGTAGTCGCGCTGGTTGCCGTAGGGAGGCGAGGTGAAACACAGACTGGCCTGCTCGCCCTGCATCAGGGTGGCGACCACTGCTGGATTGCTGGCATCGCCGCAGATCAGGCGGTGCGGGCCCAACTGCCAGACATCGCCCGGGCGAGAGATAGTCTGCTTGGGTGGCTCGGGAACGTCGTCTTCCTCATCGGCATCCGGCTCATCTCCAGACTCGCTGCCTTCCGCATCACCCAAGTCGCCCAGCATCCTGGCCAGCTCATCATCGTCGAATCCGGTAAGCAGCAGTTCGTATCCGGCCTCGGATAACTCGGCCAGTTCAAGCGCCAGCAACTCGTCGTCCCACCCGGCGTCTAGCGCCAGGCGGTTGTCGGCGATCACATAGGCGCGTTTTTGCGCAGCGGTCAGGTGCCCCAGTTCGATGACCGGAACTTCGGCCAGTTCCAGTTTGCGCGCAGCAGCCAGACGACCGTGGCCGGCGATGATGCCGCTCTCCTCATCGACCAGGATCGGTTGGGTCCAGCCAAACTCCACGATGCTGGCCGCGATCTTGGCAATCTGCGCCGGAGAATGCGTGCGCGGATTGCGCGCGTAAGGCAGCAGCGCATCGATCGGGCGGTATTCGATCTGCAGGTTGGGCGTCATGGAATTGAAAAACCCGCCGAGCGTTGCCGCCGGGCGGGTTGGAAATATTCAGAAGGTGGTAACTGTCTGGGGTGGTGGTAACCACGGGCCGGTAACCTGGCTG